CATGCGTGCATACGAATAGTGAATATGTCTCCATCACCTTTGGAGTTAAGTGTTCCGTCAAAGGAAAGAATAGGGGTGTAGTCGCTTGTAGTAACCGTGTAGACTTCACTCACTAGGAACGGTTTTCCTGCGGGGGATTGGATAGGGTATAGCATGGCTTTGGGTGCGCTACCTGTGTATTTATTGTTATACAAAACCTCTCCCGAATACACACCTGCTAAGTGTGTTCTCACTACTGTTGTAGGAGCGGAGACACCGGTAGGTATCCCTGCTGTAGCATCGAGAGTATCTGTTGCGCCACCGTCGTAGTCGGGAGTCTTTGAAGTTGCTCTACCGTATGAACTATCATTAGTTCCTACTGCCGCATAGTATCGGCTACCAGTATTATGAGCGTATGAGAATAATAAGAATGCGTCTTTGGCATCGGCGGCTTTGTATGCCTGCCCAAGAATACCTGTACCACCGTCGAACTTTTGGCGATTAGCATTAGTGAGTGAGTCGGGGTATTGTAGTTGAGCCATTCCTTCGTACTTACCGGCGTTGCGTCGGTTTTGGTCGTAGGTGAGCCACTCATGAATACCCGCATTATGGTTGTATTGGTCGGCTGTGGCTATAGCGGCGTTGTTGAATCGACCGGATGCGCCGTCGCCCCGCTCACACCATGCGTAGGTGTATCGGGGATTGAGTACGGCCCACCCGTTGAGAGGGTTGCCGTGGTGAGTCTTTGATGAGGACCAAGCGGTATTAGGGGTGTTGAAGTCGTCGGGTAAAGTACGAGCACTCATGAAGTCGTCGTAGTATCCTGCCATCCAAAATGTTAATTTTCTATCTACTGAGCGCATTTACTTCACCTATTACTGTGCTAAGACTTCTGTTACTATTCTTGTTATTCTTTCGGCGGCCTCTTGTTCGTTGAAGAAGCCGTGAAAGTTCGTCGTCATTATGACCTCATTCTTATGGTATAAAGTGCCGACCCCTTGTTTCACTACCGTTCTGTAGAGTGAGCCTGTTACATTGCCGTACTTACCACCAAAGAACAACTCCTCACGAGCACCGGAGAAGTTGTATATCTCATCGGTCAAGTTCTTAATATCGTCAGCCGCCTCACCCGTAAGTGTATTGGTTGTCGCTATCTCCCCGTTTAGTAGATTTTGGTTATAGCCCACTATCTCTTGAGTCTTAGCGTATTTATTCATTATACGCAGGTATTGAGATATTTGGTCGTCGTTGAAATACTGCTCGGCTAGTTCTATTTGTTCTAAGGTTAATTTATTACCGTCTTCCAGATATGCAATTAAATTGCTCAAGTTCCTCATAGCATCTCCTTCGGCGGCAAATGGGTTGCCTTGATTCTGTGAGAACTCCATGCCGTACTCGCCTATGTCATCGAATAACTCTTGTCCTGCCGCAAAGTCAAACATGCCTCCTCCTGTAGCCCTCCAAAATCTCTTGTAGTTCTTTTGTAATTCGCCCATGGCATCACGGCCTGCCGCGGCAAACATTTCATCGTTTAGTGTCTTTTGCATTTCATCATTAGTGGACCTTATGATGTTGAGATACTCAAGAGCGTTTTCTATCTGTATATTTTGCTCGTCAGTATATTGACCTGCCGTTTCTTGTAGCGTTTTAATCATGGTATTTATGTCAGCACCGCTGTCAAGCATTTCACCGGTGCTCATGTTGTCAAGACCTATAGCCTTAGCGAGAGTGTTGTCGCTCATAATCATTTTGTCTCTTGAAATTGACCCCATGATATTCTCAAAATTAAGAGCCGATTCGTTTATTTTATCTAGTTCTTTCCTTGTTTTTTCAGTGTCTTTGTAGAGATAGTACATACCGGCGGCTACTGCCGCCAAAGGTAATAGCATAGCGGATAGAGCCAAAGTAGTTGATGCCGCCGCCGCTCCTGTGGCTGACATTCTAGCGGCGAAAAATGTGTGTGCCTTTCCGGCTTTGCCTGCCGCCATAGCATTTGCCGTTTGGTCGCGGGTCATTTTTACTATTTGAGAACCCGCTACTGCCGCCTGCTTTCCTGCCATGGCTACATTGCCTGCCATGAATGCCATTGATGCCGCCGCACCTGCCGGTCCACCAATCATACCACCGATTAAACCAATGCTGTTTTGCACAGCAAATCCTAATTGACGGAATGCCATGCTTTTATCCTCAGCGAACTTTAATTCATCCTTTTCGGTTTGTTTGTATTTTGCTACTATTTTACCTTGTTCGGCACTCAAGTTCTTTTCTTCCGAGGTAAGAATCCTTGTTATTTCAGCCGCCGCCGCTTTCTTTTTTATTTCGTTATCCCGCTCGATATTCACTGTTCTTATTAGCGGTGCTAATTTTTCCATCATCTGTTTATCTAAGCCCTCGAAGTGTAGTAAATCCGAAGTCTCGGTAGATAAGTGTGCATTTACCGCACTAAGGGCGTTTTTCACGCTTGTTACTCTCCGTGTTGATTCGACTAAATCAACTTGGGCTAATTCCATAGTCTTTGTTACTCTTGTTGTTTGAATCTGTTCCCCTTGAACCTGCTTCATAGCCTTTGTAAATAACTCGGCCTCATAAGAACTGAAGTCATTTACTTCACCATTGAACTCTCTTTGTCTAATTGCGGCAAATCCTGTAATGTCGGCGTAATCCTTATATGTTGTTTCACCGCGACCTAAAGAATTAGCCAATTCTTGTAACTCTTTGTTACTTTTGCCCGCTCGTTGTTCCTCAGTAAATGCTTTATTAAAGTTCTTTCTCGCCTCTTGCGCTATATGTTGCATACGATTCATTACTATGGCTCGTTCTCTCTCACTGAATACAACACCTGTCCGACCTTCGGGTAGTATTTTATCAGCATCCCCTGCGGTTACACCTAAGTGCTCCATATACCCTCCGCCTTTAGCCCTGTATTGTTCATTAGCGGCTTTAAGACTTTGAAGGAGTGTGTGTTCTTCTCGTAGCAAATTATGTCGCTCTCTAATTTCACTTACTTCCTCCACCGTCAAGTTCTTAGCGGCTTCTATGTCAGCGAGATACTGTCGCATCATAGCGTCTTGGGTTGCTGTCTGTTCACTGTATAAGTTGGTTACAGTCTCAAGCATATCACTCTCGTAAGACTTCTCGTAGACTAGCCTAGCAAACCTTCTGTCAGCAATACCTGCTTGGGCATTCATTTCAACAGTCTCTAATTTTTTGGCCGCACTTAATTTTCTTTGTAGGGCGAACTTTTTTACTGTCAAGTCTTGGACTTTCACTTCGGCTTCGTCTATTTTTTTGAATAATTCCGCTTGGTCTCTTAAGGCGTAGGATATTTGGCTTTCGGCAAACCTTCGCTCTTGAGAGTGCATGTTGATTTTCTGTTGAATAAATTGTAGCCCCGCTAATAAGTCCCGCTGTGTGGCAGTCTGTCGGACATTGTACTCCATATAATTTGCCTGTTTGCTGTGAAGGTGCTCGTTGGCAACGAGGATACCATTGAGTTGTCGCTGAACAGATGTGAACATCTCGAAACCAATACCGAGTGATTGAGTAGCCAAACCTACTTTGATAAAGCCACCCATGACCTGCATAGTTCCTTTTAATCTACCCAGTGCTACTCCCAAACCACCTAGTGAATCAGTCAGCACCTCAGTCATCATTAAGTAATCATTTTGAACTTCGACCTGCCCACGCATGAACGGAGTAAGCCCTTCTCCAATTTTAGCACGGAGATTTTCATTCTCGACCTGTGCTTTCTTTAACAAGTTCACTTCTTGGGCCAACGCTCTATTTGCTTGTCCCAATGCTGAGTCAAAGCCCATAGCGCCATCAGCGGCTAATTGCATTGTTCGCTCGTAGTTCTCCATTAACTTGATGAAACGGACATAGTGTCTGTTACCTGCAATCGTCTGTGCGATATTTTGTTTTTGAGCACCGGTAAAAGTAGCCCAACCCTTCTCACTAAGTTCAGTGAGGACTCCCTGCATGGTAAGCATGTTGTCGTTTTCATCAGTTAATTCAAAGCCCAATTTTTCAATTTCAGTTCGAGCGCCGGATATGTCACCACCAAGACGAGCATACATCATACGAAGCGCACGACCGGCAGTTCCTTGTTCCTCACCTGCTTCAAGTAGAGTTGCGGATGCCGCCGCCATGAACTCGAATGAATCACCGACCAACTCACCCTGTGCGGCGAATGTGCCCATGACCCGAACCAAGTCGCCTTCAAGAGCAACCGAGCGGTTCGCAATAGTATTCAGTGCGTCGAGCGCCTTAGCACCCTCTTCGACAAGGATATTCTGTTGTTCTTGTAATGATAGTCTCCTAAATGCTTCTTGGTTCATTTCACCAAAGAGCATACCTGTCTGTTGATGTAGTTGAATAATACCACGCTGTGCTTCTTCGGCGTTAAGGTCGGAGATTTCAGCCAAGGTGTATGCCAACTTAGTGAGGACTTCTACATTCCCTCTACCAACTAGGTTGGCTACTTGAGCGGCGCGAGAACCTGCGGCCAGTGCCTCAACACCAGTCTGTGCGAACTCCTGCCCTAAATCCATCACGCTATCACGCATAGCCTCCATAGCAGGCGCACTACCAAAGAACTTCTCGAACTCGACAGTCGCTAGACCTAGGGCCTCTTGTAGAGGGTTGAGTTCATCGGTGATTTTATTTATGGCTTGACCTAAACCTTCTACTGGTTTGAGGATAGCCTCGAATGTATCGAGGGACACAGCCTTCATAACTGTATTGATGGAGCGGTAATCCTTAATCAACTTCTCAGCGTTGAACTGAGCAACAATGTTGAAAAAGACTTGGCTTGCTCCGATTCGCGTCATGTATTCACCCCCTCTATTCTCTCGTAGGTATGCCCCGTTGTTTTAATAATGCGATTGCATCATCGTCGGATATGGTCTCTCGCGCTTGTCGTCGTTGCTTTCTACGGGCCTCCATAGAAGCACCATCACCGGAGGATGATTGGCTCTCTTGGATTTGCTCATGGATAGCATTTAAGCACGCTAAGTCATATTCTAATCGGTTCATGCCTCCCTTCACTGAGTACTTATCGAGTAAGTCCGACGGGAGAACGCCTTTGTAAGACGAGCAAAGAGCGGGTGCTACTTTGCTCAAGAGTCCAAAGGGACTGCGCCCTCTTCGTACTCTTCTCCGCCACGGACAAAATCGAAAATAGCCATGAGGGTATCACGGTCAATAAGGTTGAGGTCAGTCTCTTCCATGAGACATGGAGGAACTAAGTCTCGGATTTGGTCTTCCATAGCGCCGCCCATACCTTCGAGGATTACTAGGAACTCTTCTTGTTGTTCGTCAGTCCACTCAAGGTTGTTTGGTCCAAAGTGCTTACACTTACGGAATGCTTTTGCGAGCATGGTTTCGTATTTCAAGCGTTCCATACCGGATGCTTGGCGAACCCATATTTTTTTGCTACCTATTTCAAATTGTTTCTTTAACACTGTCATCGTTCTTCACTTCACTTTTCTTTGCTTTGCTTGTCTTTTTCTTGGCAGGTGCTTTCTTCTTAGGCACTGCTTTCTTTTCGACCACTGGTTCTTCCACTGGTGTGACTACTGGTAGGATGCCCAACTTAGGCTTTGTTCCCTTTCGTAGTGCTGAGAGTTCTTTTCCCTTGATTGGCTTGTCGTTCTTCATTAAGAATCACCTCAAACAATTGAGTATTTTACACCGCTTGCGAGGGCTGTTGAAGCGGCAGTGTGAGTCAATACACAGGTGCTCATTACATCGTTTTGGTTTAGTAGCGCAACGAAGGACATGCTTAGGGTTGAAGTATCTCGACCGGAGACATTCTGTGAAGGTGCTTCCCATCGAACCTTGGTAAGTGCTATTTCAAGACTTTGTGTGCCATTAGTAAAGAGTAGTTCTACTGCTCTATGGGTACCGCTACCTGCATCATCGTAAATTGCTCCACCTGTTGCTAGTGCTGTTTCGTAATCCGGTGTGTTGGCATCAGCCGATGATGTTTGAGCGACTGAGAACTCAACAGTTCCCGTGACTTCACGCATCTGTGGTTGAGGCTGTCGAATGTAAGTTCGGCTACCGATTGAGCAAGCCGCATCGGTGTCGAGGTTCATGTTGAACTCAAGGCTGATTGACTTAACAGTGGTTGATACTGTTGAAGAAGCACCAGTGGATGAAAAAGTCACTGTGCCATTAGCGAAGTGAAATCCGTCAAATGTGGCACCGCCAAAGGAAGGTATGGTTAAGGCGCTAACTGCTGATTCGGACTTACCGGTAAAGTCAGCCGACATTGTAGCGTATTCGCCGTGAGAAGCGGAGATGGATAGAGAGGACAAGCACATACCGGTGTAGGTGTGTTCTTTTTCTTCTCGACCAACTTCAATAGTGAATGAAGGTAGAATGAGGTCATTAGACTCTTTCCATGTGTGAACAAATCCGCTTACGCTATATCCGGTACTATTAACGGTTGCATTGTCGCCATACATAGCGTAAAGCAAAAGGCCGAGTGTGTCGTCCGGTTGTATAACGAGGTTCATACCGCCCTCGGAGTATTCCTTTCCGTTCACGGATTTACGAGCACCGTATCGGCTCATGTCGCCACGGGTCAAGAGGTCAAAGTTAAGAGCGAATGATTCGTCATCAACTTCCCCGAATAGTGGTGAGGTTGCGGTCATTGCTGATTTAGTACCGTATGTGCGTGCGCCTGTTGCGGTAGTGTGTTCTGGTGTCAAAGACACATATCGGTATGCAAAATTAGAGGTCATATAGATTCACCTTAGTAGAGGCTACGAACCGGTTGTCATTTAAGGGTTTCATCTGTGTAGCATATTTAGGCGGCGCATATAGGTGATTTCAAGTCGGTGAACGCACACTACTTCATCATCATCCATTTTGGTATCAAAGTTAATCTCGTAGTTGGTGAGACTATCTGTATTGCCTTTCAGTCCGGTGTTGGTGTACAATTCATCAAAGCAATCACCTGCAATCTCCAGTCCCATGCGATATGCGTTCTTGTAGTCAGTACCTCTCGTAGTAATGAACAGTAGAACTGTGTAGTTCTGTTCTATCCGTGTGCCACCTAGAGTAGTAAAGTCCGGTGAATCCAACTTACGGAGGATGACATGCACTGATGGCTGAGGTATGCGTGAAATCATTTGAGATGAGATGTCGTAACCATAGAGGATAGACGCATCATCTACTTGGTTCTTGAGGTAGAATCTCCTGCTGTCCCGTAGAAGTTCTACGATTGACAGTGCCATTCTCATGAGACTATCTGTAACGAATGGGGAGGTTGATAGTTCGTCGGGGCTAAAGTCCCCAAAGGTAGACAGGTACACATTGTTCCATAGAACAGTGCCACTGTCGTTGCCCCACTTAACTGTCTTACTTGAGCCTGTCGAACCTGTTACCTGTAGGTAATTTGTAGTGCCGGTGTCGTCCTCGATAATTTCACGGCAGTACATTGTAGCAACTCCTGTCGCACTAAGAGTAAGTCGCACCATGATAGGGACTGACTCAAAGGTATCGGCCTCTCCTAAATCAAGGTCAGTGATAGTAACACTTGTAGCACCAACAAGTCTTAGAGTCTGTAAATCTCCGGTAGCCTGCACCTGTGCTTTATGAGTGCCGTTGTCAAGTTCCATAAGGACTGTGGTGTCGCTTGGTGAACTAGTGAACTTAAAACAGGCTACCATGGTGTAGGCATTTGTTGTTGGTGTGACCGACCAGTATTGACCGCTACCAACGCTAGCGATTTGCCAAGACTCCCCAACGACTGAACCATCCGAACCTGTGCCGGTAAGAGTAAAAGAAGCATTGTCCTGCCCGTAACCTGTAAGGTTTGAGGGGTCGCCCCCATTCATACGGCTTGTCCAGTATTCTGTTGTTGTTGCTATACTCATGAGTATGCCTCCTGTAGTGCTTGTTGAATCCTTATTTCAATTTTAGGAGCGGCTCTATCACGAGTCTTACTCAGCCAATCAAGAGGCTCAAATCCTCGGTGTGTCATGTTGCCTGTAGTTTTGGCGTTAATGAACCCTCCACCAACACTGCCCCAAGAACTTGAGTTTTCAATTGTTTTGAATGTAAATCCGTACTCGAATGGTCGAGCACCATACTCAAGTATAGCGGCTAATTTACCGCCACGCTTTCCTTCGACACCGCCGCTGTCTATCGGGTCAGAACCAAAGCGAACTTCGGCTTCGTTATTTTGATTGTTACCTACTTCTACTATGAGTGAGTCGGCAACTATGCCTGCCATGGCCCTCAACTTCGGGCCTGCATCCTTTTTCAATTCGCTTTGAGTTCTACTTAATTCTTCTCGTAGGACTTCTTTTATGGCTTTTGCCATAATCTCACCCGATGTTCTTTCCATGCCCTTAGACATAGCATTGAATGGGCCATCGGACATTGTAAAATGAGCCGATACAAAATCGGTCGTCATTGAGACATTTAGGTCAGCCATCTCAAGCCACCGTTCCTAAGTGAGCAAGCCTTCGGAGTTCTCCAATTCCTCGCGTTCTTAGGACATTAGACCGAACAGGGTCAGCACCGGCTTGGTGAAATGCTGATTCATCCTCAAGGTAAATAGATGCGGAGAGGTCAGCACATATCTCTTTGAGGACTGCGCCCATGTTGCCACTAGCGCCAGTCGGTGCGGCCCTACCGTAGTCACGGAACTCTTGGTCGATTTGGATAGTGGCTCGGCTTACTGCGCTTGTAATGCGAGTAGCCGCACGAGCCTTCTGTGCCGAGTCAAGTCCGAGGCGGATTGCTACATCAGTATTGGTGCAGTATGTCATCACATAACCCCCTGTACATCAACGCCAAGCGAAGCGAACAGGGCAATAGCGGCGTATTTCAAATACTTAGCCATAGTAGACAATTCAAGAACGGCTTGTTCAAGAAGGCGTGTTCTTTCTTCTAGGCTATCCAAACGGTCTTCACTGTTCATTTTCAATCACCTGCTTTGCTTCTTCAAGGCGGGAGATGAGGTCGGCTTTTGTTCCATCGACTGCCAATCCATTTTGATTAGCCAATTCGATTAACTCAGCCTTTTTCATTTTCTTAATTGCCGAAAGGGACGGTAGGTCTTCTACGATGTCCTTGATGTCTTCGGCCAACTCAAGCACTTCGTCAAGAGTGATTTTGCCATCGGCCATCAATTTTTTGTAGGTTTTGTAACCGGCCAGTCCGAGACCGACCGCTATAGCCGCAATTAGTATAATCATTTCAATGTCCATATTATTCACTCCTTATATTCAATTTGCTTTACCGCTGAGGTAGGAATAAAAGAAAACGGCTTGTTTTCCCCTACCCTATATACTGCGTAGCCATGGTCCGTCTTTTCAATGTTCACATTTGTATAACACCTTTCCGGTGGCTGATACACTATTTTTCCTTTTCTTTTTTCACTCATTTATCCACACCTCTATTTGTTCATCTGTTGGGGCTGTTCCTAATTCAGCAGTCGGCCAATAATCACGGCGGAAGTATGGGCCGTTACCATCGTCTTGAACGCAACCATGCACCGCACCTTCATACCCTGTTATATTAGATTCTAATGCTTCGGTTATTGTCTTCATATCATCCCACCTCATTGATACTCATTTGTGTTGCACCCATTGCCAAAGAATCACCAACAAGCGTTTTTCCAGTGTTTGAAATATACACATACAGCCCTACCTCATCACCTTGTTGAAGGTTTAATAAAATAGAACCGCCGAAAACGGGCCAATTACCCGTTGAGTTTCCTGCTCCTTGGGCCGCATAATTACCATTTACATAAATGCGAGAGTTTTGCGTTTGGCCCGAAGAGGTGAAACGAAAAGAAATAGTCCATGAAATGCGATACACACCTGTGGTCGGAGCGGTGTAAAGTCCTGTGTTTTCATCAAAATCAACATTTGTAGAAGTCCAATTACCGGCGGCATTTACTAAAACATAAGCACCTGTGGGGGTAAAAGACGCAATGTCATTAGCAAGGCGAACCATGCAGGTTTGTTTTGCGCCACCCCCACTTCCGGCACTTACCGAGCCATCGGCCATTAAGAACTCGCTCGAAGAACCACCCGTTTTAATAAATCCTGTGGAGGTTGTTGTACCTGTAACGGTGATGTCGGGTGAACCGTTTGCGGCTTCAATAGCGACTGTTGCACCGGCGGCACTTGTTCCTGTTCCTAATTTCAGCCCATCGTTGTAAGCGAGGAAATAACCCCCGCCATCAACAATGATTGGTTGATTGAAATAAAAACGCGCTCGGTCTGTTTGAATATGAGCGTAGCCACTATTGTTTGGGCCGAGTTGTAAGTAGCCGTCGTTGGTTCGGATTTGAAACATATTGCTTGTTCCCCCCGATTCACCAATGCGAACCTTGTCGTCAGTAGCAGGGTCGGCAGGAACGGCATTAAGTGTGATTGTCGTTGCCTCAATCTCACCTGTCATTGTTCCACCGGCTCTAGGTAAAGCCGCATCAGCAGTAGTGCCTTGGGCGGCAGTTGCGTAGTCGGCGGAGTCGAATGCTTTGACTTGAGCGAGATTTGTAACCTCGCTATCCATGAGCGCACCTGCGGCTGTAACATTAGTTGCGTCGGTAACATCAGCCGATGTTTCTATACCATCTAATTTTGTTTTGTCAGCACCGGACATAGAACCTGCGGCACTTGTTGTCGCCGCACTAATACCAATCGTTCCTGTGCCTGTAATTGTACCTCCTGTGATGGGCGCAGTAGTAGCAACGCTTGTTACCGTTCCGCTACCTCCACCACCACCACCAACTGCGCTTGAGCCAAAGTATAATTTGTTTGAGTCACCACTGTTCACCCATATTGTTTTTGCAGGGTTGGCTGTCGAGGGATTGCTAGCGACTGCTGTGAACTCCATACCTGTTGGGTCAATCAAACCTGTAACTGTCAATTTGCCATCAACAAGGAGAGTAGAGGTAGCCGATGTCCATGTTAATTTGGAGTCGGAATTAAATGTCCCGCCGTCGTTTGAGAACTGTACCCTACCTACTGGGCCGGAGGATGGGGTGATAGGGAATGTGTCGGACATAAGAGACACATATACACCGTCGGATAATTGAGAGAAGTTCCATGAGCCTTGTATCCTAGGTCTACTCACTGAGCATATAGTGCTAGTAGTGCCGTCACCTGCTGTTGCGTGACCTTTGAGTACTGCATCGGCCTCTACAGTAAGGCTATTGACTGAGAGAGTGCGGTCGTTGGGGACAAGTGCTTTGAAGCCTGCCGTGGATGGCGTGGCTATAATTAGATTGTAGAAGCGAGCCTTGAATGGCGCAGTTCCGTAGGTAGTATCTCCGGTAACTGGTATAGTCCAGTTGGTAGCATTCATAGTAAAAGAGAATGTAGAGAAACCTGCGTCAAATACTGAGCCGCCTATGGCTAGGGTGGAGGTAGTAAGTATGCTGAATACTTTACTAGCGTTAAGAGTGGAGGATGCTGTAGGGCTAGCGTCGGGCTGAAATACAACAGACGCACCTAATGACAACGAATGTATGCTTGTCTCGCCATGAAGTGTAGAGGTAGGTGCTTTGTATTCGGGGCTTATGTAGGATGCTCCGGTCACAGTAACCTTTGGGTGTGGGCCATCATCAAAGTGCATTTTAGTTGTTCCATTTGATGATGTGTTATAGGCGTATGTAATGTCGTCTTTGTTATTGATGACTGCATTATCCCCGTTAAGAACATACCTCTCGCCCGAACTAGCGGGATATGAGGATGAGAATGTGATAGTGACATTACCACCTGTGGTATTTTCCATTGTACAATCGAGAGTGAACTTATCCATACTGGTATCCGCTTCTATCCTAAGTGAGATAGTGCAGGTCATTGTAACTGTAGCGCCCGCCGCTTCATCAGCCACATTAGATACTCCACTGGCTACAGTCATTTGGTTATCGACTATGCTTTGAATTATGTAAGTGTCATTATTTTGAGAACTAGTTGCTCCGGTAGTAGTGATTGTCATACCTTCTCTAAAGCCTAGGTCAGCCCAGTTGCTATTAGCATGTATTATAATGTCGGGCGCTTGAAATGAAATTAAATCACTTGTCACTGTAGCACCAGTGTAGCCGGAGTGAGTAATAAAATCACCCACAGTAATAGCCGAGTCCCATACGCAGGTAGCGTTACCTATGCCTACCGCTAAAGTATCGGGCGAGCCTATGTGTATGTCGTCACCAGTAGTAGGTACTCCTGCTGAACCGCTACCATCTACAGCAGTATTCCAATAAGAAGCAGTTGAGAAGGCACTTGAGGCCGCTCCGTTTCTTACCCAATATCTATCAGCCATTTAATCAACTCATGCAAGGCGGGTTTTTGAACTACCCGTCGCAAAGGTTGCTGTTCCTTTATCAGTAATCAAAGCCAGTGCCTCGTCAGCGCGTTGCTGAAAAGTCAATATCTGTTGCTGAAATCTCCTGTCATACACCCTTTGCATGTCTTCACTATAGTATGACGGGACAGTATCTATGAGTATGTTAAGGCAGTCAAGAGCAACTAGCATTTTAATTGCTCCTTCTTTGAGGTCAGTGCTTGGGGCACTAGAAACATTGTAACTTGTTCCACGGGCAACCTTGTTCACCTCGTTGGTCCGAATTGTAATCAACTCGGATATAGTGCCCTCGTTCAGACCTCTCGGTCTGTTGAGGACATCTCGAATGTTGTCACTGGTTACTGCCATTATCCACACCTATTCCCCATCTGTCGTTAAAGTCTTTTGGCACATCTAGGAAAGTCGCTCCTTTAGGAACATCATACTCCCTACCCATGATAAAGACCAAGCGGGTTTCGGCAATCAATCGGGCAAATCTACTGTTTGGTATCCAATAAATGCTACCAAAGTCAAGTAGGTGTGCGGGATTATCTAGTCCCTTACGAGAAGGGGGGATGGCTAGTCTAAAGAGATAGCCTTTACCGCCGTCCCATGTATCAAATCGGTGCTTTAATTCACCGACTGATGCACCTTTCGGCACCGGAATGTCCTTAGACTTTAGTTGTTTTATTAACTGGGCCTTATTCAAGGAAAATCACCAGTAATCAAACGACTCCAGTGATTTTGAAAATGCGGTTGTTTTTGCCGGATGCGGCACCGTCTTGCATTTCATGAATCACTGAACCCATGTAGGAGGTGAGTAGCCAAGAGTAGCCGACACCTTCAATTCGAGTAAGTTCTGTTTCGGTAAATCCATCACCGTTGTATTGAAAGAACTCAGCAGTCTGTGAGCCTGCAATCAAGAGCAAAGCGTCACTGCCAATTGCACCGCTAGCACCGAAGTCACGGGTGTAGTAGACCTTCAAGTTAATCATGGTGTTCAATCGCTCTTGGAGAGACTGTAGAACATTCGTATAAAGACGAGTGTTCAACATTTGAGCACGGCATGATGCAGGGAGGATAAGAGCCAATGGCTCGTTACCGGAAACACGGGCGTTCTCGAAGATTTTGTCCATAGCGTTAAGGACATCGAGTTCTTCGTCAGCGCCACCTGCTCCCCATGCGGCAGTAGCGGCGGCGTTTTGGCCTGCTCCTGCGTGCAACTTTCCAAGAATGTGGTTGTCGATAAGGTCAGCACGGGCTTGAACGATAGCCATTTGCTGTCGGTTCATGTTTTCCCATGTTTCGCCACGGAGTAGTGTGGAGTCAAGGAAAATACATCGACCTTGACCCTTCTCTAGTTTAACGGAGTAGTTTGCCGTACCAATTTTGGTAGGGTCTACAACTGCGTTGTCATCGAGAGGGTAGGTAAATGAGCCAGTTGCACCAGTGTACCAAGTAAATTGGAGCCACGGGACGGTTCGGACACCGACAACTTGAGTTCCGACTGCAATCGTAGTGGATTGGAGTTGGATAAAGTCACGGAGGGTTTGTTCAAGAACTGCGTCACCCTTACCAAATGGTCCGGTTGCCGCTGTAACTTCGAGTAATTCTTCTAATGATTTGTTAGCCATATATTTCACTTCCTATTATTTTTATTCAATCAGCCTCATGCAATCTGTGCGTGTGAGCAGTTCACACGGATTAGAGCACCTTCTGTGGCACTCGATTGTCCGTCGTTTCCGCCAAGTGGGGCTGAGAGAGCAGTTGCGGCGTGAGCGGAGTCGCCCACATAAAGACCCAACTTCTTGTTGGAGCCTGCCGTAGATGTTGCTAGACCTGCGCCTCCGACATAGACGGTATCGCCAATGTTGAAGGTTGATGCGGCATCAACTTGAACAAGTAGAATACCGGTCAATGGGTAGTATGAGACAGTCGCTCCGCTCGTTTCGTACACTTGTAGTGCGTCACGGGAGGATTCTTCGACTGCGACACCGATACAGACATTGGTTACATCTGTGGTTTCGAGTGTGTTGGTCGAGCCGTCCATAGTCAATAGTCTGCCTGCGGAACGGACGATTTCAGCGTCTTTCAAAGTTGCGTTTAGAGGTTGTTCGTAATTCATTTTTCATCACCTATTTATTGTTTTAGTTCCTCATATCGGAGAGCGCGAACTTGGTCGGCTCCTGCCATAACAGTGTTGTAGGCGTTTGCCCAACTGTTGTAGCATCGTGCATAGAGGGATTCGGAGGATTCGACAATTTTACCGTTGAGGTAATTTGCGACCACTGGTTCGGAGGATTCCGAGGATGCTTCTACTGGTGCTGATTCAGCAGGAGTAGCGGCTTCCATCTCGACTACCGATTCTTCGACTGGTGCAGGTCGGGATGATTCCCAACTAGCGATAACCGAGTTCAATGTTTCACTTGAAAAGTCGTCATGACCCTTTAGGCCCATGTCGGATGCTTTCTTGACGAGTTCCATACGGGATTCTTCGGCACGGGCAACATCAGCCGCTTCGTATTCTGCAATTTTTGCTTCTCGCAAAACGAGTTCAGCCTGTAGGGCTTCCAACTCGGATGCGGTTGATTCAATTTGTTCTTCGGTCATATTATTCACCTTCGAGTAATCAGTGCTACTTTCGGGTTGATACATAAAGGTTTCATTGGCTTTCACCTTTTCTACTCTTTCTATATTAGCATCGGGGTAAGCCGGTCGATGAACAATAGCCAAGTGGTCGAATTGAAAATCGTCAGCGAACCACATAGTAGCGCGGCCACCTTCTTCGTTTGCTTCTACAATCTCACTAGGGATTCCTGTTCCACCAATAGATACTCCGTATTCGGGGCGCATCCATAGACCGGATTCAAGAGAGGCAAACAATTCTGTTCTGTGGACTTCGGCAACATATCGTACTTGATACCCACTGCTTGTTGCGTGGTATGATGCTTCGGTGACAACACCAACAGTAGCCTCATCTACTCCACCATCCATGTTGCGTCGGAAGCGACCCATCTCGGACTTAGGGTGATTAAGTGTTACATCAGCGCCGACCATTTCATCAGCGAGTCTTTGGGCTAGAGCAGGGCGGATACCCCATGAGTTCTTATTGACTCCATCAGTAAATGCTATGCCACTAATACGCATAATGCTTTTGCCGGTGCTCGCTTCGATACGGGTTTCGATACTGTCAATTTCAATGTCACAGGTAACTGCAACACGGACACACACACCATCAACCATCTCTTGTCCAATAGGACATTCGTTATCGCACTCGGAGGCTTTCATTTTCTTTTTGTCCTCGTCATCATGGTAAGCGGCTTCTTCTTTGAAAGAGTGACCTTCATGTGCGGCCATACACTCTTCTTTAGAGTAACCTGCCTCTTGGCAACGACTCATGTATTCGTCATGTGTTTCTTCGGAGGATGGCTTAGGTTCAGCCGCTTCTACTGAATGACCGGTGCAACCACAGCCGCAATCATCGGAATCATCTCCACAGCCCATACTACTTTCGACTACTTCGTCTGTCATATCATCATTGGCCTCTACTTTATTTGTAGACCATTGGCGACAAGACCAGTAACCTGCCTTTGTCCTGTCCTTCTTGTTTGCACAGTCATGGCGGTCACGGAATGCCTTTCGGCGCTTAGGGTCGTCACGCTTAATCTCCATGTTTGGGTCTCCAAATCGAACAATGATAACTCGACCTGCTCCATTCTGTACATAGACAGCGAACTTCTTTGGTCCACCCTTTGTACGGAATGGTTTGTTAAGAGTAACCTTTCGTCCTTGGTACTCCGCGGCACTAAAAGACTCTCCCCAATCTTCATACTCTTCGTCGGCACGAGGGTGTGACTTAGGCAGGAGGTCGTTGTCCTGCTTGTAATTTGGATTGCTTGGTCGTCCGTTTCGCAATAGGTAAAGGAATGCTTTGACACGGGCAACCCCCCAACCGCTTCGGGACATATTAGGAGCGTGTGACCTACTGAAAGCACCAGTACCGCGACGAAAGACTGATTTAAGCATGCCCATAGAGGCTTTGCTACCTTTGTCTTTCTTGTTATGCTCCTCCATTAACTTACGGATACGAGCCTCAGTCTCTTTGCTCATTTTGATAGATTCATTAGGCTTACTAGCCGAGTCCTTTTTATTTTTCTTAGAACCTTTACGACGCTCATCGGGTTTAGCAGGAGTCTTTCTTTCGTCGTTCTTGTCGGGCTTTCCATATTGTAGAGCCTCGACAACTTCTGTTTCTTCGTTCATAATAATCATTCCTTTTTCTTTCCGGTAACAAAGTCCACTTTGTCTTTAGATTCTTTGTCGTCTACTTTTTTTGATTGGTCGTCAAACCAAGCATCGAGCATAGAGCATCGGGTCATTCTTCATCACCCATTTTATGAATAGGGGACAACTTAACAATAGTCTCTTTATGCTTTTCAACAACATGACTGTGTTCTTGAGCGGCTTTGAGCATTTGTTGTTGGTGCTCTTGTTCGGACTTTTCCATTTCAATTAGATGTTGCTTCTTAAGTCCGTCACGCTGTCGCTCATGTTCCATCTCAACACCCATGTTATCAATCTCAATAGTTTGTTCCGATTCCCACATACGGAGAACGGTAGAAAGAGCAGGGGCGGCAACGCCACCAATAATTGCTATAAGTGCGATAAAGCCATCGAGATTTTCAAGGACTACATCGGGCTTCCATATACCCATGGCGACTACTGCGCCGGAGGCCAATAGCCATAGATAAATAGCCGGTAGTACTGTTTTATTTACCATTCTGTCGTTAAATGTATCGTTTCTTTTAACCATATCATACTCCTCCTTCGTCATTACTTTCTTCGGGCGGTTTGTTTTCTTTGTCACGGGGCAACTCTCCTACATTACTTTCGGAGGATGGCCCCTTATATCGTTGTTTTCCAACGGTGGCCTT